CCATAAACAGCCATACCTTTTAAATATCTTTTTCCATCAACACCAATACGAACTTGAGCATACCTTGCATTACCAAGAGAGAGTTCTTCAACTCCTCTCCTTAATTCTATTACACCATCTTTTCCAGCTCCACCATCTTCAGCATATCTAATATCAATTTTCTTAGAACTAACATTAGTCACTGGTTTTAAACCTAAGAATGTTTCACCTTTGTCTTGAGTGTAATTTGTAACAGTTTTAATATCATATCGGTTTTCGTATAATGTAGTCCATGGTGTATCAGGAGCACATAAGACTTGAATAGATGTTTGTTTGTTTGTTCCTAATTGTGTTACATTAATATAGTATTTTTTATAACCCTCATCTTCAAGAGCTCTAACAGCAGTCTTAAGTCTATTTCTACTTATACCTATATGACTTTCTGTTCCTAATCCAATATCTATATATTTCTTTTCTTTAACACTATCTCTTAACATATTAGTAGTTGCTTCTGTTAAGTTTGATCTTCTTTGTGTGTTAACATTTAATAAAGATCTAACAGAAGATTCATTCATTCCCATTCGTCTACCAATTTCAGTTCTAGAGACGCCTTTTTCATCAAGTCTGACTGCTTGTGCATAATCAGATTTTCTTTTCTCTGCTTTAGCTAATGTTTTTCTTTGTCTAAGTTGAGTGGTATTCATACCAACACCTGCTGCTACTTCTTTCTCACTTAAACCTTTTGATTCTAACCCTTTAACATATTCTAAGAAACCAGTACCTCTTTGTTCTGCGTTACCGCCTGAACCCCAAGGATATCTTCCAGAACGCTCCTTAACTCCATAATGCTTTATTGTATCTTTGGACATATGTTATCCTCCAATCTTAAGTGATTCAATTATTTTATCTGAGTTTATTATTTTACTCATGATATATAAAATCTCTTCTGGTTCTGGAACTTCTTCATAGATCTCGTCATTTTGGTATATCCTTAAACTAATCTCTATGTCATTTGGATTCACATCATATTCTAAACAGAACAATGCAGTGTAAACTTTTAATTGCATAAATGAGGTTTTAGTTACACCTGTTTTTAAATCATGTATCCTTAATGTATTTTTATGAAACTTAATAGAATCTACTGTACCATAACAATTGAATGAATAGAATAGAACCTGCTCTGTTTCCATGTTAAATCCTATTGCATCATTAACATACATATTCAAAGTTTTAGTACTTCGAGGAAGCTTAACTCCTAATTTAATAAGGTTTTCTGCTAAGTCATGTAATTCAGTACCTCTTTGTTTTGCTCGATGACTACTGTACGCTTGAACTAATTTATCTTCATCATAGTTAACCCAATGATATTTACTAGCTCCCAGAAATGCATGTTGTCCCTCTAGAAGCAAATGTTTGTTGAAGTTCATTTAATACCTCCTCTTTGTTTTCTGGATATATTGTCATAGCAAATGACATCTTATCCATCAATTCTACATAATATTCTTGGTTAGGTCTGAAACTTGCATGTTTATTTTTCTTACCTTCTAGTGCGGCCCAAGTATGTTCATGCAAAATTAAAAGGTCAGGTATACCTTGAGTCTCGTTGGCATCCATATGAAATATCATACAGCCAGGAAACATATTTTCTATCTCTTTAACGAGATTTGATTTGAATCTATTCTCTAACATAAATTCTCCTTTGCAGAAATTAGAAGAGTTGATATTTAAATCATAAAGCTCTAGGCTTACTCTCTTCTATTATAGCATGTGTTAATTACGCGAGTTAATTTTCATCTTACTCTAAAGTTTGTAAGTCCATATCTTTTATTTTAATAGTTATTTCACGTTTCATAAAACAACACCTTTCTCTTGAAAATTCTTTTTACCTTTTAACGCCTTACCAATGGAAATATCAATAAACGATTTAGATACCATATGATAATAATATAAATCATCAAATGGTGTGTTAAGTCTGTCTATCCTACCAGCAGCTTGATGTGTTATTTTGTAAGAGTAATTCTGCGAGTAGAATATAACAACATTAGTCTCTACACAATTCCAACCCTCAGCTCCAGCTGTATATTGTACTAGGTAAACCCAAGCATCTGAATCTGGTATTGGTTCATGTTTGTGTCCATTCCATTCTTTGAATAACAAACCTTCAGAAGTTAACATATCTTTTAATAAATCTAATTCATAATTAAAGTTGTAGAACACAATAGTTTTCTTATTTTTCAATATAAGATTCTTAACCATAAGAAGTCTTCTCTCATCAGAATTTACTAATGTTCTCATAACTCTAAATAATTCTGCAACATCTTTAATTGGTTTGTTTTCTAAAACATTCCATCTCTTATCTTTCACCATTGAAAACTTCTTCTCATCATATGGTGTCATAATATCAAGATGATGTTGTGTTGTGTGTCTCACAAATTCCATGTTAACTGATATCTTATCTCTAAGTCTTTCTAAATGTCTTACTTCGACATATTTCTCAATCTTAGGAAACTTTGAATATCTACTATAAACTATATGTCTTCTTTGGAACTCAGTTTTATTCTTATAGAAACCATTAGCTATAAATACTGGCATGTAATCTAACCACACATCGCCAGGTGTAGCACTCAACAATATCCATGGATTCTTTTTAGCTATTTTAATATATGATTTAACCCAACTACCATATCCAACAACTCTTTGCTCATCAAATATAAAGAAAGAATCTTCAACATCTTCATACTTACCAATATTATTCCATGAGTCAATATGTATTTCAATATTTGATGGATTCAATAATGATATAATTGATAAGTCAAAAACTTCTAATTCTTCCTCCCAATCTTTTGTATCTCTTTTTCTTGCAGTTGTTATTATATATAAATTCTTGGGTTTTTTCATACCATCACACTCTTTATAATAGTAGTAAGCTAAAGATGTTCTAGACTTACCAGAGCCGACCCCGCCTTTCAAAACGGAGCCAGTCTGAAGTTTGTCTATTGCATCTTGCTGATGGTTGAATAAATCTACCACTACTTAGTTGGACAGTCAGGACCAACACAAATCTGTGCGCTATCCATAATGTCCGCATATTTAGATTCAAATTCATCCTCTATCAAAGTTACATAGATAGATTTAACCCAAGGCTTAATACCCGAGTTACCATTAACTGACCATTCTGAACAATTCATAATAATATCAACATGTTGAATCTCAGCCCAGTCTAGAAGAGATATAGTTCTCTCATCAAGATATTCCATGTGATCGGTTTTAATTAGCGCAACCTTAGGTGGATACTTACCTTGATATCCGACAGCAACTTTAACAAATGCTTGTGGAGTATCTCCTTCTTCTCTAGCAGGTAACATTTTAATGTTTAAACCCATATTAGATAACTCATCCGCATTTTCTGGATCTAAGAATATAACAAAGTTTCTGTCACCTTCTCTGTTGTACTGTCCGCCTTTACCTGCAAAGTTTCTAAATCCAATTCTAACATCCTCTAGTGAAATTGTAAAATTACTCATAGTGATTTCTCCTTTTCATTTTTATTAAAACGGATATATTCCGTTTACCTCTTTAGTATACTTGTCATTTGATCTGAACCATTCAAAGTCTCCATATTTTCCTATGTTGTCGATAGCATCATCAACCATAGATATGTAGTATGAGTGATCAATCTCCTCTTCTTTATTTAAAGATTTGACAAGGTTTGACTCTAACCATCTATAACCTTTAGTTCCTGTTACTGCATGATATTTACCCTCGGATGCTCTAACTAATACACCACCACCTGCTCCAGATATAACTGGACTAAATAAACCAACCTTACCTATGAAGTGGTAGTCATGCTTATTCTCTAATAACATCTCTAATTCTTTTAATCTATATTCTAAATCTATTCGAGTTTCGTCATTGAGGTATTTATTAGCATAGGGGTCTTTTGTTTGCCAAGTATCTAATTTTCTATGAATCTTATCATATTCTTTTAGATCAGATTCATATGTGTCACCTAATAGATGTTCATTCATATCTAGAAACATTGTAGACTTAACAGATTTTACTTCACACATATCTTTAAACTCTATTTTTTCATTACTGAATAAAGTCTTATAAACATATGGTTGTGCAAACTGTGTACCAGTAGCAGTCCACTTACCAATATTCTTGTTCTTTGCATTCCATTTAATCTTAGCAATATAAACTGCATCATTAACTAAACATAACTTCTCATAAGTAGCTTCATGTTCAAACTCATATCCATATTTTCTACCAAACTCAACAATGAACTCTCTAATATGATCATCTGCATCTGCTACTTTAATAGAGTCTGTTTTAATGTGTATAGGTTCATATCCTTCTGCTTCAACAGCAAGTCTCAAATCAACCATAAACAATGCTCCACGCTTTGCCATAATATTATCTTTATTTCTTGGGTCTTTAAATGGATTATCAAACTTAGCTGATGACATACCATAAATGATATTCAAAGCTCTCTTCAAGCCTTCTGCTAGTTTAGGTAAATCATCTGGGTTATTTAAGAATGGTTTAAGAATACCACCTAGTCTTTTACCAGCTGATTTAACATCTCCATGTTTCACATCAAGACG